GAAACTGAAACAGAAGCAATGGACCGTATTGCAACACGTTTCGAGGTCCTTGATGAAATGTCACGTGCTTGTATCAATGGTGATATCCGTGCTATGATTGTTTCAGGCCCGCCCGGTGTCGGCAAAAGTTATGGTGTTGAGACACAAATGGAAAAAGCAAGTATGTTTGACAAACTTGCAGGTAAGAAAGTTCGCTTTCAAATTGTGAAAGGTGCGATGACAGCATTGGGTTTGTATAGTCAACTGTACAAATATTCTGACACAAAGAACGTATTGATTTTTGATGATTGTGATAGTGTTTTTACTGATGACTTGAGTTTGAACATTTTGAAGGCCGCACTTGATTCAGGCAAGACACGTAGAATTTGCTGGAATAGTGATAGTCGTTTGTTGCGTGAAGAAGGTATCCCAAATACTTTCAACTTCAATGGTAGTGCTATCTTTATCACTAACTTGAAATTCGGCAATCTGAAATCTAAGAAATTGCAGGATCACTTAGAAGCATTGCAGAGTCGTTGTCACTTTCTGGACCTGACTATTGATGGTGATCGTGACAAAATGTTGCGTATCAAGCAGGTACATCGTGATGCTGATGGTGGTTTGTTTAAAGACTATGACTTCACGGAAGAACAATCACAAATTGTGATTGACTTTATGTGGGACAATCATACAAAACTACGTGAAGTGTCCTTGCGTATGTGCTTGAAGATTGCTGACTTGGTAAAGATCAGTCCCGGTAACTGGAAGAATCTTGCACGTACAACGTGTATGAAATCTGCTTAATTGCAGTATCATATTTAGGGGACACTATGTCCCCTTTTTTTGCCTTTGTCTTTGACGTTTACCATTAAATCTGTTATAATTTCATTTATGAACAATATATTGTCAGCCGAATCACTGTTAAATTATATGATTGATCCTAATAATGATATTAGGTTAAGCCGATATGATAAGAAGTTTTTCCACAATATTAATTTATTGGTCACTCAAGGGTCTGACATTACCGAAAATCAAAATACTTTATTCAATAAATTGTTGACTAAATATAGAAGACAGTTTGCTAGTAAAGGGTTATCAATCGATGATATAACCAGTTTACCTTGGACAACACTAACTGTCATACCAAGCTCACCTGCATACACTCACGCCTTTATTGAAATATCCGGCAGTCAAATATTCTTTCGTTCTCCTTACAAAATTAAATTTATTGAGGACCTTAGACAAGAGGATTATTTCACGTGGGTAAAAAATGAAAAGAAATATGTAGGTAAATACTCAACTCTTGCATTGAAATACTTGTATGATATTGCAAAAACGCATTTTGAACAAATTCACTATTGTGAAACAACAACTAAAATGTTGCAGGATTTAGAGCAGTACAATAAGATTAAATTTTGGCAACCCACTCTTGTTAACGTAAATGGAAATTTGCTAATTGCCGCACAAAATGATATACTTGCTAATGTAACAAAAGATATGACAATTGATTATTCATTGGAATCACTTTCTAAGTTAGTTTTCTATGGTGTAAGCATTGATGAGAGCGTGATATTAGACGCAAATAATAGGTTAGGTGGATCTCCGGAAACACTAAGTTATTTAAAGTTTGCCTGTAATAGAAATCCAACTTTTGAAATAGATCAGCCTGAACTGTTAAGTGCTTTACTAAAGAGAATAGGGTGCGATTTCGTACTGATTTTTAATTATAGACTAAATGATAGTCATTATAAAATCATTGAATGTTTAGAGAAACATAATATAGAATGTGCTTCTGTTAGCACCGAAAATGATATAAAACATTTTAATAAAAGCATAGGGAAGACTTTAACAGAAATGGTAAATACTGCTAAGTTACCGATACAGTTAAACTTCAAACGTTTTTCTATATATGAATATACAACAATGGCAAAAACAATCAACATGGTAGACTCACGCCCTATAGAAACAAATTATGAAACAATGTAAATTAATTATTAAAGACGAAGTTAATGTAAAGATAGAGGGTCTTGAACTAACAGAGCGTAAAGCACTGACAAAAATGTTTGAGTATGAAATACCCGGTGCACGTTATCTCCCTGCAGTTAGACTAGGTAGATGGAATGGTAAGGTAAGCTACTTCAGTTTAGGTGGTAGTAGTTATATTAATTTGCTACCCGAGATTCTTCCGGTGTTGGATCGTGCAGGATATGATATTGAACTGGAAGATACACGTGATTATCAAACAAACTTTGAGTTCACACAAGTGTCCGAGGGTACGTTCAAACATAAGAACTGGCCTAAAGGTCATCCCAAAGAAGGACATCCAGTAGAACTACGTGACTATCAAATTGAAATTGTTAATAACTTTTTAAAGAATCCACAGTCATTGCAAGAGATTGCTACAGGCGCAGGTAAAACATTGATGACTGCCGCACTAAGTTATAGTATAGAACAATATGGTCGTAGTATTGTCATTGTTCCGAATAAGTCATTAGTAACACAAACAGAAGCAGATTACATTAACCTTGGATTAGATGTTGGTGTATACTTTGGTGACCGTAAAGAATACAACAAGACACATACAATCTGCACTTGGCAAAGTCTTAACAATATGCTTAAGAAAACAAAAGCCGGTGAAGCAGAAGTAGATATCTTAGATTTTATTGAAGGTGTTGTTTGTGTCATGGTTGACGAGGTGCATATGGCTAAAGCTGACGCACTTAAAACATTGCTTACCGGAGTATTCAGTAGAGTACCTATTCGTTGGGGACTAACAGGAACTATACCTAAAGCTAAATATGAAGCGCAAAGCATCTATGTAAGTTTGGGTAATGTAATTGGTAAATTAAGTGCAAGTGAATTACAGGATCAAGGTGTATTAGCACGGTGTCACGTTAACATTATGCAATTACAAGATGGTAAAGAGTTTACTAACTATCAAAGCGAATTGAAACACTTATTGGAAGATGGTGAGCGATTGGACAAGATAGCTAGTTTAATTAGCGGTATCAATGATACAGGTAATACATTGATTCTAGTAGATAGAGTTAATGCAGGAAAAGAGATTGTCAGTAGATTACCCGGTAGTGTGTTTGTTAGCGGTGCTACTAATATGGTTGAAAGGAAAGAAGAATATGACGAAGTTGCAACCGCAACTAATAAAATTATTGTGGCAACATATGGTGTGGCTGCTGTTGGTATCAACATACCTCGTATTTTTAATCTGGTTCTCATTGAACCTGGAAAATCATTCGTCCGTGTTATCCAAAGTATCGGTAGAGGCATTCGTAAAGCAGAAGATAAAGACCATGTCCAAATCTACGATATAACAAGTAGTTGTAAATTTGCCAAACGGCACTTGACCCAACGTAAAGCATTTTACAAAGAAGCAAACTACCCGTTTGATGTAGAAAAGTTGACTTACAGATAAGATTGTGATAGAATAACACTATGCGTATATTAACACTTGAAAACGAATTCTATAACTTAGAAACACTTCCCGAAGAGATTGATGACTTGAGGTTTGCTATACTAGACAATAGCAATCCTAACAATGTAGATTATCATTACATCCCATTAATCTTTTTAGAATCATTCAGTAGCCCTGCTCTTGTACTACGTATCGGAAACAGTACAATTAAGATGCCAGTAGATTGGCAGATATTGATTGGTGAACAAGAACACGGTGACCTAGAGACACTACCACTAACAAGTATCAATGATAGAGGCTTCAATGCTTTTGAGTTTAATCCACTCAGTTCATTTAGTCCAAGCTTCTTACCAATTGAAATTATCGATATCTATCACGATGTAACTTGGTATGCTCCTCGGTTGAAGAATGGTCAATTCTTATGTGTACCAATTGAAGATGGACCTAAACCTCGTTGTGTATACTTTGTAAAAGAGATTAGTCGTAATTGTGAGATTGTAGATTATAGTCAGGCATTCTAATGGCAACTAAAAAAGCGGCAGTACCTGTTGATGAAAAGTTTGAGAAACAAGACTTTAACTTGTTTGATTCTCTTGCGGCAATTGACAAGAAAGATTACTTTTGGTATAAGAATCTAACAGACGAACAGCGCAAGGGTTTTGTTGTGTATATGATGACACACTGGGCTAGTGCAATTAAAGGTACTGGTGATATCCCTCGCTATTATCTACAAAGTGTAGATGAGATTGCCAATAGATATCTATTTAATGAACACGTACAAAAACATCCTGAACTACAATGGATGATGTTGTGTGCGGCTAGTCCCGGTATAGGTAAACAGTTTCATCAATGGATACCTCACTTGAAGTCTAAGGTTGTTGAACTAAAAGAACCAGCGAAACTCAAAGACGTTAAAGAATATTACACTAAGATTTATTCTAAGATTAGTCCCGACGATATTGAAGAATTATCAAAAGCATTCGTACAAGAGCATAAAAAGAAATGTTATTTGGCAGACACATTCCCTACATTAAAACAATCAGATATAGAAACACTTAGTCAACTAATTACAGATGAAGATATTAGAAAATATGAGCAAGAAAGAGGCAATTGAAACTCCAGTAAAATATGGCTGTGAATTTTGCAAGCGTGAATTCTTGCGAGAAAGTACAGTGATGAAACACATATGTGAGTATAAACATAGATGGTTAGAGCGAGACAAACACGGTAGTCGTATGGGCTTTCAGGCATTTCTGCAATTCTACGCAAAACATACTGCTAGTAAAAAGAAGAAAACGCAGGAAGAATTCATTAAGAGTTCCTACTACACAGCCTTCATTAAGTTTGGTAACTATTGTGTTGATGCAAAAGTAATCAATCCTAGTAGATATGTTGATTGGTTATTAAAAAAGAACATAGGTGTTGACACTTGGAATACTGACAGTAATTATAATAAGTTCCTGTGTGAG